TAATTACACAAATTATAGATGAAAGAAGTTTAAGATGTCTTTCAACTAGACGACTAGGCGCTACTACTGCAATCTTAGGATTTGCGGCACAGATGACCGTTGTTGGATGGCATGGCGCAACAGTGCGTTCAGGTGTATTTGATGATCAAAACGGAATTTATTGGGAGTTTGATGGATCAAACGTTAGTGTAGCACAGCGTACAAGTACAAAACAAGTTGCAGGAACTGTAGCAATTAATACAGATAGTAACTTGATGATAGGAAACAATACACGATTTAGAGATCAGTTAAAAGCTGGTGATAGAATTGTTATCAAAGGAATGACACACGTTGTTTCGAACGTTGATTCACAAACACAGATGACTGTAACACCAGATTATAGAGGTGTTAATAGCGTACTAGCGGCAAAGGTTAATTTAATTACAGATAAAAAAGTTCTGCAAGAAGAGTGGAACTTAGATAGGTTAGACGGCACAGGACCAAGTGGATACAATATGGATGTTAGATACATGCAGATGATTGGTATTCAATACAGTTGGTATGGTGCAGGCTTTATTGACTGGATGCTACGTGGTGCAGATGGTAACTTTGTATTCTGTCACAGAATGCGTAACTCAAACGTAAACACAGAAGCATTTATGCGTTCAGGTAACTTACCAGTGCGTTATGAAGTTACTAACGAAGGATCTAACTCCGCATTACGCACAGATATTACAGCTAGTGAAACAATTATTCCAGTAGTTGAATCTAAATTCTTTCCAGATGCAGGAACAGTCTACATTGATAACGAGTTAATTAGTTATACATCTATTGACCATGTTAACAAAAATCTTACAAACGTTACTAGAGGAACAACACTTACAAACTTCCAAGCTGGTGCTACTAGACAGTATAATGCAGGGCCTGCAACTTCACACATTGCAAGAACAGGTGTTATTTTAATTAGTAATACTATTACACCGTTGATTAGTCACTGGGGTAGTGCGTTTATTACAGATGGCGGCTTTGATGATGACCGTGGTTATATTTTCTCATACACAGAAACAGGACTAAGTGTTAGTACAACAAAACAAACAGCGTTCTTATTAAGACTAGCACCTAGTGTTAGTAATGCTATTGTTGGCGACTTAGGTGATAGAGAGCTACTAAACAGAGCTCAGTTGCTTATGCAAGGCTTAGAAATCACATCAGATGGTACGGCCGCTGACGATACACCAATTAGAGGTGGTATTGTTATTGAAGGTGTGCTTAACCCACAGAACTATCCACTTAACCCAGGTGACATTGGTTGGACAGGACTAGCAGGACTTGCACAAGGTGGACAACCTAGTTTTGCACAGGTTGCTTCCGGTGGTAGTGTTAACTGGAACAGTGGTGATTCAGCAACATATACAACAGCGGCAGTTATGGCCCAGGTTACAACTACAGCACAATTAATGCCATGGTGGAACTTTAGAACAAACAGAAGTTATGGCTACTTTGCTCAAGATAGCTGGGAAACAGCTAACTTAACAGCAGGTGATCAAATTGCTGATGGCGCAGGCGGTGGTGACTTTTTCCCTGCAGGAACTACAATCCAGCAGATTATTGACCAAACTGTTTATGGTAGATACTTAGTTTACTTCTCAAGCAATCCAAACGCTAACAGTGGTAACGGTGCTTCACAATCATTCCAAAAGGGCGGCGATACTGTTAACTCAGCATTTGCTCTCTTTACTAAGAGTGTTTGGGACGCGGCAGGAGCCAAAGGCGGTACAGCATTAGGCAATTCAGCTGGTGCTCCAACTAACCAAAGTGATATTACTTTTCCAGCTTCGTCAAGTGTTTCAAATATTGAAGGACCTTTATTGTTTGGTAATCAAGGCAGTGGCGGTATTGAATACTATAAGGTTACGTTTAACAACTCCTATAATGGTACATTGTCATCAGGTGATTTATTTAACTTTGAGTTTAGTCAACCACCATTTGCACAGCCAGGAGAAACTGTGTTCTCATTTATTGCGACACCGGGTGAACGTGCAACACTAGATCTAGGACAGTTGAAAGAACTTACAAATACTACACTAGGTGGTAGAGGTACTTTCCCAAATGGTCCTGACGTACTAGCACTAAACGTTTATAAGACGACTGGTGAAGCATTGGATGCTAACATTATTATTAAATGGGGTGAAGCGCAGGCTTAACAGTACTGTAATCACCCACAAAAAAAGGAGCAGTAATTGCTCCTTTTTTATTGACTTAAATTTAAATCTATTCTTGATCTATAATTTCCATTGCTGGCTTTATCTTTTGGCTATCACCTGGACCAATGCGATAATTATCTTCTACACTATCAGGAGTGCTTACTTCAGTAATACTACTTCCAGCTTCCATACATACTAACTGATGCGGCATTAATGGCGGATTGTGCCATACTGAACCTTCTACAAGTTCTTGACTTTTGTACTCGGCAGTATCAGTGTCAATATAATTAAGTAAGAATCTGCCATTGTTTACAAACCAAGACTCGTCTTTTTCTCTATGGAAGTGCATACTAAACTTAGCGCCTACTCGATTAAACACCATAATCTTTCCACAGTATTTTTCGTTAGTGGCCCAAATTAATTCGTAACCCCAGCCTTTATCTACCTTACCTTCTAGTCTAGTCGGTTGCATTAATATACTCCTCTACAGTCATCCAATGTCTAATCGGTACAGCATTGTGTAACTTAGCATTGTCAGCACAAGTGTATTCTTGGTATTGTGATTTTAACTTATCTGGCATCGGAATGTATTCAATTTTTGCATCATACTTTTTAGCTATTGTTCTAGCAACTTCTTCTACACTTGGCGCTTTGTTAGTGCCCATATTAAATAAGCCAGCTTCGTCTGTGTGCATTAGCTTTTCTTGTATTACTGCAATATCGTGTACACAAATACAATCTCTAAAATACTTGTCGCTGTCTTCAAACAATTTAATTACACCATCTTGCGAAGCCTGTTTTTGAAACTTACTAACTAGACTCATTTGATCGCCTTTGTGTCCTTCACCGGGTCCGTACACATTAAAATATCTAAAAGTTTGTACATTCATACTAAAGCTATCGTAGCCGTTATCATTTAGGAACTTGTCAACTAAAAACTTACTCCATGCATACGGTGTTTGTGGATACACTGCACTAGATTCATTAAACTCTGTCATGTTACCATACACTGCGGCTGTACTTGCTATTTGGATATTTGTTCCAAAGTGGTCACAAATTTGTAACAATCTTAATGTAAATTCATAATTGTGTTGCCACACTTTTTCTACATCACGTTCGGTAGTATCTGAAATTGCACCACAATGCACAACCCAATCATACCCTTCAACATGCGGTACAACGTTTTCTACCCAGTCATAACCTTCAACTTCGTGACCTTGTTCTGTTAGGTAATTGGAAATATAACTCCCAATAAATCCTTTATATCCTGTAACTAATACTTTCATTCTCACCTCTTTTATATATTATACTATCTTTTGTTTAGTGTGTCAACTATTAAAGTTGTGCTATGTCCTTCTAGTATAGGAAATATAACCACGTTGGCTAACTCGTTTCCTACTACGGTCTCTACTGTATAGTCACCGCCTTTTACTATAATACTTGGCTCTAATTTGGTAATTGCTTCCAACGGAGTGTCTTCTTCAAACACTATCACCTCGTCTACAAAACCAAGCATTAATAGGCTTTCCTTGCGGGTGTGCTGATCGTTAATGGGTCTTAAATCACCTTTTAATCGCTTAACACTGGAATCGCTGTTAATGCCCACTACTAGGCGATTACCTAGTGTTTTAGCATGGCTAAGAAGCTTTAAATGCCCTATGTGTAGTATATCAAATACTCCATTAGTAAACACAATGCTATCCTCAATATCGGTTACTGTAAGCAAGTGTGTGCCTACATGTTTAACTGCTTCTCTAGAACCCCTAACGGCAAGTTCTAAACAATGCTTATGATTGTATTGCTTTGTTAATCCGTATACAAATGCGGCCAAGAAACAATCTCCTGCACCTGTAACATCTGACACTTCTACATCCTCAACTGGAATATCGTAATCTACATTATCTATTGTGGCAACTACATTATTGCCTGCATTAGTTGTAATGATATTACCCTGCCAGCTTGTAAATCCAAACTTAGTAAACTCACTATGATTAGGTTTTATTAACCACGCATCTTTATAATGTTTAGCATGTTCTTTAGGATCTACAATTATTTTACAATTAAATCTGTTAATGTGCTTGATAATTTCAAGTGACTCGTCTAACACACCTTTATTATAATCACTTAATATCACATACTCGTATTCTGAAAAGTCCTGTAACTCTATAGTTTCTAATACTAGTGTACTGTCTGCATGTTTATCATCGTCAATGCGTGTAACATAGTGTCCGTCACAAATTACTCTAGTTTTAATGCTACTAGGCTGTTCAGTTTCAAATAGTGTCACGTCGACGCCTAAGCTCTTTAAGTTTTTGTAAACAAGTCCTGCACCGCCAAGTGTTTCAACTTCATGTAAGTGTTTAACAATAGGTACAGGCGCTTCGGGGCTTAAACGTTGTGAAGTGCCATAGATATATTTGTCGATTATTACATCGCCAATAACTAATACTTTCATTATTGCATACCTTTTATATACTGTGTATTGTCTAGTAAATTTTCACTATTCATATGATACTGTTGTATGTTATACGAATACGCATTGTCACTAATTTGTACATTGTTATTAAATTTTAATTCTTGTTGAGCAACTATGTCTGTTAGTTTTCCGGTTCCTGCTAAAACAAAACTCCACAGTGGCCATCCTGCGTTACCTTCGATTCTCGGAAATAATGTATAGTTAGGTACTCGTGTTTTACAAACTTCGTGAATTGACCTTACAAAATCTGTACTAGTTGCGCCGCTATTAATGTACTTCCAAAACTCTGTATCTTTACGGCCACACGTATAGTGAGCTACTAAAAAGTCTCTTAACCCGTCATACATATGTGCATTTAAATCATTATACATAGCAACTGCATGTTCATCACATGTGTCTTCTCTTCCTTGGCCTAATGCCGAAAATATAAAATTGCTCAATTGAAATATAGTAGTATGAATACTAGTTGCTTCTAATGGCTCTGAAAAAGCCGCACTAAGTCCAATAGATAATACATTCTTAATCCATAACTTTTCTTGTCTGCCACTATCAAATTTAATAAGCCTTATTGGATCAACCTTCTTACCAATAGTTTCTTCAAGTTCGGCATGTGCTTGGTCGGCCGTTACAAACTCATCACTGAATACGTAACCACATCCTCGTCTGTTAAGTGTAGGAATATTCCAACACCAGCCGTTATTTTGTGCCCATGCGTTAGTTACTGGTTGAATAATTTCATCTTCTTCGTAGGGTAATATAAATGGCAATGCACTATTAACTGGCAACTGTTCTTTATAACTTTTCCATTTGCCGCCTACTGCATTCATTAACACTCGATTAAATCCACTAGCATCAATAAACATATCACCACTTACTGTCTGTCCGTTAGTAAGGTTTAAGCTAGTAATCCAGCCCTGCTCACTATCTATTATAACATCTTTTACTTCGCTGTCAATGTGTTTTACGTCTGTGCAGACTTTTTTAAAATATTTTCCTACTTTGTGCGCATCAAAATGATATGCATGATTACCTTCGTGTTCAACAAAACTATTTTTATTATGATGTATTTTATAACCTAAGTCTGTTGAAAGGTGAAGTAACTCTTGGTCTCTGCACCCTAATGCATGTTGAAACATAATGTCGGCTTCTTGTCCACCAGTTGGAGTACCATCAATCGGACCGTAGTATGATTTATTAATATCAGGCCCCCAGCCGATGTGCTTAATGCCTAATTTAATTGTTGCATCGCACTCTTTAATAAAGTCTTGTTCATCAATTCCAAAGTCCCACATTACATTTTGAATAATGTTTGTTAGTGCGCCTGTACTACCTTCTCCGGCACCAATGATACCAATCTTAGAACTTTCAATACATGTTACTGTATGTTCTGGCCTAATTTTACTAATCATAAGTGCGGCTAACCATCCAGCAGTTCCGCCACCAACAATAACTATTTTCATATTATATTCCTTGATTTCTTGATTCTGTTCGAGCAACCCAATCGCACCCTAAATTAGTAGACTCAATAGCATCCGCATGAGACAAACTTGTAATGCCACGGATCTTTTCATGGCGAGCAAAGTCTAGATTTATATCATTGAGTTGTAACGCATTTAAATTTAATATATCTTTATTAACAGGATATCCCATTTGTATTAACCAAAGATGCCAATTGGGTGCATGGAACAATGTCATTGAATCGACGTTTGTGTAAAATTTTCTACTAGGATCTTTAAGCCATCTTTGATAGAAATTATGCTTGTCTGACTTGACGTGTGTGTCTTTTACATAATTCCAAAAAGGAGTATCCCATTTTGTGTCAGCATAATGACTGTTAACAAAGTCAACAGCATCACCATACCAATGTGCCATTTCTTTATTGTATGAATCAATATCTGTTTGAGTATAGGCATATTGGGGAATACGTTGTACTAATTTATAAACACCAGTAGTCATACTAGCAATGCCAGTACTTTCTAAAGGCTCAATAAATCCACCACTTAGGCCTAGTGATACAACATTTCCCTCCCAGAAGTTTTCACTGTAGTATGGTTGCCAGTCAATAACTTTTAAATCTTCAGGCTTAATTCTTCCGTTCCAGTGATCACAAAAATATTGTTTTGCTGTTTCGATGTCAGTAATATCTTTATTAAACACCATACCGCTACCAATTCTTGTTTGCGTTGGTATCTTCCAAATCCATCCATGATCAACCGCAGGACAACTTACATAAGGAGTGCATTCGGCGTCTTTATCTTCGTACGGAATATGTCCTGCAACAGCAGTGTTAGTAAACAGTCTACCGTTGCCCAATAATTCTACACGCTTTGGCTTTTTTAGTACTGATGCAAAACCTGTACAATCAATATAAAAATCTGAAGTATGTGTTGTGCCGTTTTTTAATCCTAAACTTACAACATCACCTTGGTCGTTTCTGTTAACGTCAACTACGTCACTTTTAATTAAAGTAAGATGTTGTCCACAGTGTTTTGCTAATTGTTTCACTAACTTACCAGCATCGATATGATATGCTAACGCAGAAAACGATGCCCATATATCAACTTTGTTATCCATTGCTACGTCAAATGTTGGTAATGATGATTTCTTAAAGTCTACACTTTGTTTTTGTGCCCATACATCATACTGTGTGCAGTTGTGTTCTTGATACGATCTATTTAAATAAAACGGATGGTATATAGATCCTTTAGGATTTTTCCACCCTGGGAAATCAATCCCAGACTTATAAGTGCCGTCAACAGCTTGAAACCAATCAGATAAATCAATGCCGCAATCTCTTAAAAATGCAGGGAACGTTAATACAGTAGCTTCGCCAACACCAATAGGATTGCCTGCTTCTTTATCAATAACTGTTAGACTAATGTCCCACATGTTGCGTGAAATATATGCGGCCGCTAGCCATGCCGCCGTACCGCCACCGACGATGGTAATATTTTTAATTTCCTTCATTATTTTCCTGTCCTAGATAGTCTATTAGATTAAAAACTGTTTCAAATTTTGTTTGATTAGTTTTACTTTGGAGCGTGTTACGTAATCCCATGTGCAAGGGCTTTGGCCATCTTCCAAAAGATACCCATGCATATCCATCATGTTCATAATTTAATTCTGGGATAAATTCTTCTTGAATTATTACAAGATACGTATGAAAGCTAAACTTTTCATCAGTGCTTATAAATGTTTCTAAAGGAATTGTTTTTGTTATATTAGGAATGCCACCAATTTCTTCTTGTATTTCTCTTTCAAGTGCAGGCCACGGCAATTCATCCTTGCCATTAGTTCCACCAACAAGTCCCCATACGTGCTTCTGTTTACTTTGGGTGCGATGTAAGAGTAAGAATCTTTTTGTTTTAAGGGAATAAAACAATGCACCACTACAAATTATTTCTTGAGTCATGCAAGTACTTATTTTAGAGTGACAGGCGCCAGGTCCCTTTTCGGTATTCGCCTTCGAACGATAATATCCATTCTGTGCCAGTCCATCTATACTGAACACCTGTGTTAAGATTTGTTAGATATTTTGTGGTTGTACCAACGTCTGCACTAGCATCAAACACTACATGCCATTGTGCGCCGTCCCATTCTATAACGTCATTTTCATTAGCAACGAAATCTGAATTGTCTGTATTTTTCCAGGCATCTGGACCATCATATGGGTCCTTAGAACTACCATCACTTGGATCCTGACCAAAGTCCATTAGTCCACCAACGTTACTACTAGTGTTAATTGACCCTAATAATAACAGTCTTAACCCTGCGGCTTTTGCAGTAGTTGGATTGTATTTGGCAGGATTAATAATAAAGTCTACTGATCCTGTATTATTTCTGCCACTGGGTGAATTTAACGATGAGTTGGTTGGTATAGTGTCGTCATCCCACGCAATAATAAGTTGTGTTTCGTCTAATGGGTTAATTGTTATAGCACCATTAACACTAATACTAGTATTTTCGCCGGTTAATAACTTACGTTGTAATTGTAGCTGTGATAATCCAGCTTTGTATTCGCCGGGTTGTACATCAATAATTTTACTCCACTGTACAGAGCCTGCAATACCCTTATCTATAATTTGTGCTATATTATTTAACACAACAATTTCGTAATCTTTAAATGTAGTCATACCTACTTGTACGTTATTACCCTGTCGTTCTGCTCTAGTAGTTTGTTTATTCATTGCCGGACGCTCTTGTTCAGTATCGCTGTATGCAAGTAATTCAGGAGTACTTAATCCTAAGTCGATTGTTCCGTTTGACTCGTCAAATATACTCATTATAACATTTGTAATAACGCCTAGCTTTTTAACTTTAGCAGGAAGGTTAATGTATATTGGTGTAGTAAATCCAAGTTGTGCAATATCAATTTCAGACTCTGTCCCAATTGGAATAGATCTATTACTAAAACTTAAACTAGACAATTCAACACTGGTTAAACTACTCCAGTCAACATAATTATCTGTTGTTTGTATTTCCAAACTAGGATTAAACAACATTAATATTTGTTCCATAATTTGTAATTTTTGATCAGTATTAGTTGACCAAACATCAACATTAATTTGTAGGTTATACGGACTAGGCATTATACGTTCTACAGTGTAATTTTTGCCTTGTGTGTTTAAGTATTCTGCTCCGTCAGTATCGTATGCACGTTCACGTATATTAACTTTACTAACAAACGAACTGTCACTTGTGCGTGTTCTGTCTTGTTCTAATCCAGTAATATACACGCCCATACGCGGAGCACTTGGTATTTTGTTCTCACTATTATCTCTAATGATATGCCCAACTTGTCGAGTAATGTCACCGTAGGTTACTGGAACACGAACTATTTTCCCGTCACCGTCTTTGTAAGAAAAGTTACTAAACAGTCTCACTAACTGTGTAACATAGCGCCTAATCTGACCATCATAAAAATGTTGCATTAGTTATCTGCCTTTGGTCTAAGTGCGGATCCAAGTCCTTGTCTTTCGACAACTGTTTCGCCGCCAATAGTTGAAGTTTTTGTATTATTAATAAATCCTGTACGCTGTGTATCTTTAGCAGTAGTGTTAGTCAATGTCATACGTACATTATCTTCCATCTTAACCCAACGTTGTCCGTCATATCTAAATAGTCTGTTCGGCATCATATCTACTCTTAAGAAGTAATCACCTTTAACTTGACTAAGTGGAAAGCTAAGACCACTGCCAAACGCTTCACCGTTTGGAGCAATGCCGTCACCAATTAAGTAACCTGTATAACCTTCTCTTTCAGGAGTTTGATTGACTCGATCTGCTAATTCGTTTTCTGTACTAGCATCAAGTGTAGTAATGTCGGTTGTAACTAGTTCTGGAACACCTTCGTCATCAACCTGTAATGTGTACAAATGACTAGTATCAAATCCTGCCTTAGGAGCATCTGCTTCTGCTTGCTCAAGAATAGCATCATTAATTTGCATTTCTTTGTCGTATGTACTAAGCACATCACGTAACGTTTGTGTACTTCCCTCTTCAGCAGGTAAATCAAGTATCTCTTTGAACTCTTGACTGTCAACAATCTGCTTCATTTTAACTCTGTACAAGTGTGGATACCAAGTATGCGAAAATCCTTCGCTTGCTCTATTCACATCTTCTACTACGTAGTACCGTTTAAGTGCTACGCTAAAATCATTTGCCGCATATTCGTCTTTTAAGTGAGGCAACTCGATGACATCACCAGACATGATCTTACGCCCTAGTGTCTTAACACTATAATTAATTGGGATTGTCATGAATATAATATCATTTTGTAAGAATAATCCAAACTGACTCATGTCAAAGTCTACATCTGATACGCTATAAATTCCACGCATCGTGTAAATGTCTGGGTCGTATTTTCTATCCCTGTTTTCAAGGAACAACATATCTTGTATATTAGTTTCTTTTACAGCATCATAACGAGGCTGGTCAGCAGTTGCGTCTGCTTCACTAGGATTTTTAGGGCCAAGATACTTATGAACAAAAACATCTGTACCACCGATTGTAAACATCTCGGTAATACTTTTGTCTAAGAATGAGTAGTCTTTCCCTCTCTCGGGTTTATATAAGCTAAGTTTTGGCATTGTAATAGTATTTATCGTTGTGCATAAATACTATATCGGAGAACATGACATGTCTGAAAATTTAGATACAAAAAAACAAGAAGTTTACAAATACGTTGAAGCAATGCTTGGTGGCGGAATGGTTGATGTTGAACTAGACCCGATTCATTATGAAACTGCACTTAACACTGCACTAACAAGGTTTAGGCAACGTAGTGATAACTCAGTTGAAGAATCATATATTTTTATGCCTACAGTAATGGACCAAAACGCATATATACTTCCTAATGAAGTACAAGAAGTGCGTCAAATTTTCCGTAGAAGTATTGGATCACGCTCCGGTGGCGGCGATGGCGGAACATTATTTGAACCGTTCAACATGGCTTACACAAACACGTATCTACTTGCTAGTTCAAACATGGGCGGCCTAGCAACATACAATGCATTTGCTGGATATCAAGAATTAGTAGGACGTATGTTTGGTAGTTTCATTGAGTTTGCTTGGAATAGATCACAAAAGAAATTAACTATCTTACAAAGACCAAGAGCTGAAGAAGAATTACTTCTTTACTGCTACAATCACAGACCAGATTTTGAGCTGTTAGACGATTACATGGCAGTGCAATGGATTAAAGATTATACACTTGCTAAATGTAAGTATATGTTAGGCGAAGCAAGGTCTAAATTTGCTACTATTGCAGGACCACAAGGCGGTTCGAGTCTTAACGGTGATGCGCTTAAAGCAGAAGCGCAGATGGAATTAGACAAATTAGAAACTGAAGTATCAATGCAAATATCCGGTGGTCAAGGCTACGGATTTATGATAGGCTAATTGATCCAACGTTAGCGCCAACATTTTGTTATTTTGTAAATACATTGTAACAAGGAGAAGCTCATGTGTTCACCGTACGTTCGTAAACAAGCTAACCGACTTAACTGGATAATCAAAGGCACACTAATTGACATTAGCTGGTCCGATGATGACGTTGAAAAAACTTACAACTCATACTTTAAACGTGCTTGGGGAAATAATGAAAGTTATATCCACGAAGAAGGGTTTGAAGAAGCATACGCAGAACGTCAAGAACAACTCCTAATAGAAGAAATAAAACATGTTGCTGTAAAAGGCGGACATTTCGATTAATTAACGGTTGACAACACCTAAATTTTATAGTATACTTAATAATACTTAGGAGTGTATTATATGATTATTGGTGTTTGTGGGTTAATTGGTTGCGGTAAAGGTACAGTAGCAGACGTTCTAGTTGACGAACACGGCTTTAAAAAGATTTCATTTGCAGATAAACTTAAAGACGCAGTTAGCGTAATGTTCGATTGGCCGCGAGAAATGTTAGAAGGCGATACTGCTGATAGTCGTTATTGGCGAGAACAAGAAGATACTTTTTGGACTCAAGAAACTGGCCGCAAAATTACTCCTAGATTAGTACTTCAAGAGTTTGGTACCGATTGTATGCGCAATGGCTTTTACGATGGAATATGGGTTAGCTTTGTAAAGAAGACAGTTATTGATAACCCAGATACAAACTTTGTTATTCCTGATGTTAGATTTGAGAATGAAGCACACGTAATTAAAGGACTAGACGGCAAAGTTTGGTGTGTAAAACGTGGCCCAGATCCTGTATGGTTTAGACAATATCAAGACTTGGGTATTGAACCAACAGACGCCCATCCTAGTGAATGGCGCTGGGCAAATATACCGTTTGATTTTAATATTTACAACGAAGGCACTATTGACGATCTTAAAAGTCAGGTACAAGGTCGCCTTGCTTCCACTTTACGCCTAGCTTCTGCATAACACGCTGGCAATTAGCACAAACAGTTTTTAAATTACTTGGCAGTGTATTGTTTAGATTCCCATCTATATGATACACATTAAATTGCTCAACATACGGACTATTAAAACTACACCGTTCACATGTATCTTTTTGTCGATACCCTGCTTGATGCCATTTAGGTATTCCCCACTTCTTCTCTCCATGGTGCAAGCATGTTTCACATTGCTTGCGATAGAATGTTCTATTGTCTTTTTTGTAGTTTATTGCCGCTGGGCGGTATCCGCATTCGCATAAAGGTCTCATATTGTATTTACCTACTCTTTATGCCCCCTTTTATTAGGTGTTATGACGTATGGTTTTAGACAAATCATATAAATACTTTTAACAGTTGTTATAACAGGAGAACTTAAATGGCATTAATATCACCAGGTGTACAAGTAAGCGTAATCGACGAAAGTTTTTACACACCAGCAGAACCAGGTACAACCCCAATGCTGTTCGTTGCCTCTCAGCAAGATAAGGCAAACGCGGCAGGAACAGGGACAGCACGAGGTACAACAAAAGCGAACGCAGGAGTTCCTTTTTTAATTACTTCACAGAGAGATTTAGCAGACACATTTGGAGACCCATACTTCCAAACAGATGCAAGCAATAACCCAGTAAATGGCGGTGAGCTTAACGAATACGGACTACAAGCGGCATACTCATATTTGGGTGTAAGCAACAGAGCGTTTGTTGTAAGGGCAGACATTGATTTAAGTCAACTTATGCCAAGTGCAAGTGCTCCAGCGGCAAACCCAGCAAACGGAACATATTGGTTTGACACAGCTCAAACAAAATACGGAATTTTTGAATGGAACAGCAATGCTGTTACTGTCACTGGTGGACAGTCATTCACAAACAAGACTCCAATTGTTATTACGTCAAAAACAAACTTAGTAGGCGATGTTAACACAGGTGCTCCTAAGGGCGCAGTAGGCGCAGTAGGCAATTATGCAGTAGTAACTACAACTACTACTAATAAAGTATACTACAAAAATAGTGCAGGCACATGGGTCAAAGTAGGTACAGCGGCATGGGTCAATAGTTGGCCAACAGTTAGTGCTACTGCAAGTAATCCAGTACTAACAACTGGACAAACTGTTGTTATTAACGGAACTACTGTTACTATTAGTGGCGTAAACGTTGCGGCAATGGAAACAGCAATTGATGCCGCAGGCATTACAGGCGTAACATCAGCAGTTGTTGACGGGAAATTGTATGTTTACAGTGATGGTTCATCAACTACAGATGGTTCAACTGATGACGATGGTGCGATTGCTATTACAGCAGGCGCTTCAGGCACACTATTAGCTGACTTAGGAATTACAGCAGGTACATACTATGCTCCAGCATTAGAAATTGCTCCGCATACAAATGTTCCAGGATTTAAAGTAGCTGATACAAAGTCAAGACCTTCAGGAAGTGTTTGGTTTAAAACAACTGATGCTAACTTAGGTGTACAAATGAAAGTTAAAGCGTTTAACGCAACAACTAAATTGTGGGAACTTAAACCAGCACCAGTTTACAAGACACACCAAGAAGCAGTATTTAATTTAGATAAAGCAAAAGGCGGATTAAATCTTGCACTAGGACAGCTTTATGTACAAGCACATACTACTGAAGCAGAAAATGAAGAACTTGATTTTACAATTTTTGCAAGAAATAGTTCAAGTGCAATGCAAATTACTTCGAGCGCAGTTGCAACACAACTAAACAGTCAGTCATATGGCTTTACCATGGCAGAAAGTACTACTGGCGTAGCAACTATGTCAGGTGGCAAAGCATTAAGTGTTACAGCAACAGGCGCGGCAAGCGATGCAGACTTGTTTGCAAACTCAATTAACGCGGCAGGATTTGTAAACATTGTTGCAAGTGTAGACGCAAGTAACAGACTTGTTGTTTCACATAACGACGGTGGTGAAATTCATATTAAAGACACAAACGGTGCTTTAGGATTAATTGGATTTGCGGCATATAACTATGCAACAAAGGCAGGAACTGCAAACTTATATGCGGCTCCAACAGGCGATGGTGTATATGACTTCCATGCTTCAAATTGGAAAATCTTAACACAAACAGCAGGCACAAATGCTCCAACAGCACTAACAGCAGACGGCGCACTATGGTACAATTCAATTGTTGATGAGTGTGATATTATGGTACACAACGGTACTACGTGGAAAGGCTATCAAGGTGTTTATTCATCAGCCGATGCGCTAGGACCAATTGTTTCAGCAACTGAGCCTACTACACAGCAAGATGGATCATCTGCACTAGTAACTGGTGACATTTGGGTTAGTACAGCAGATTTAGAAAACTATCCACAAGTTAACAAGTATAACGCAGATCTTCAAAAGTGGATTGCACTTGATGAAGGTGATCAAACTACTGAAGATGGTATTTTGTTTGCAGATGCACGTTACGGTACAAGTGGCGGAACAGCAACAGTAGCACCAACAGGTACTATTGCAGAGCTATTAGTTAGTGACTTCTTAGACACTGATGCGCCGGATCCAGCACTATATCCAAAAGGTATGTTGTTGTTTAATTTACGCAGAAGCGGATTTAACGTTAAGAAATTTACACGTAACTACGTAGACGTAACTGCTAAAAACGTTCGTCAAGGTGATGTACTTCAAACTGCTTATTATCCACATCGTTGGGTTACTGAATCAGCTAACCAAACAGACGGAGCAGGTAGCTTTGGACGTAAAGCACAGCGTAAAGTAGTTATACAAGCTCTACAAGCAATGGTTAATAGTAACCAAGAAATTAGAGATGACGAATCAAGACTATTTAACGTAATGGCAACACCAGGATATCCAGAACTAATTGGTGAAATGGTTGCGCTTAATAACGATAGAGGCTTAACAGCATTTGTTGTTGGTGATAGTCCAATGAGACTTAAGAGTGATGCAACTACACTAAACAACTGGGGCTCAAACGTAGCACTAGCTGTTGAAGATAACGACAATGGATTAACAACAAGAGACGAGTACTTGGGTGTATTTTATCCGAGCTTGTTTACAAGTGATAATGCAGGTAACAACGTTGTTGTTCCACCAAGTCATGGTATCCTAAGAACATTAGCACTAAGCGATCAAGTTAGCTTTCCATGGTTTGCTCCAGCAGGAACAAGACGTGGCGGAATTACTAACGCAAGTGCCGCAGGATACATTACTGCAGAAGGCGAATTTAAGTCAATATCACTTAATGAAGGACAGCGTGATACGCTTTACTCACAAAGTATTAACCCAATTACGTTCTTAACAGGCGCAGGTCTTGTTAACTTTGGTCAAAAGACTCGTGCAAAAAATGCAAGTTCTTTGGATCGTATTAACGTAGCACGTTTGGTTATCTACTTGCGTAGTCAACTTAACAAACTTGCTAAGCCTTACATCTTTGAGCCGAACGATAAGATTACACGTGACGAGATCAAAGCACAAGCAGATAGTTTAATGTTGGAATTAGTAGGTCAAAGAGCGTTATATGACTTCTTAGTAGTATGTGACGAAAGTAACAATACTCCTAGTAGAATTGATAGAAACGAGCTTTACTTAGATATTGCTATTGAACCAGTTAAAGCAGTAGAATTTATTTACATACCGCTAAGACTTAAGAACACTGGCGAGATTTCAGGATTATAATTCACTGAAATAGGCTCCTGAAAAATGGAGCCTATTATTTGATAAATAAATGTAACAGGAGAACAGAATGGCAATTTCAACACTTTCAAAATTAACAGTACCTTTAGATAGCAACGCAAGTGCATCTAATCAGGGCTTGTTAATGCCAAAATTACAATACCGTTTTAGAGTATCTTTGGAAAACTTTGGTGTATCAAGTCCGTCAACTGAACTAACTAAACAAGTTATGGATGTAACACGCCCTAGCGTTAGTTTTGATCAGATGACAGTTGATATTTACAACTCCAAAGTATTCTTAGCAGGTAAACACACTTGGGAACCAATTACGCTTAACTTACGTGAAGATGTTAGTAACAATGTACAAAAACTTGTTGGTGAACAGCTTCAGAAACAGTTTGACTTCTTTGAGCAGTCAAGTGCGGCAAGTGGCGCAGACTACAAGTTTGTTACACGTATTGAAATTTTAGACGGCGGCAACGGAGCAAATACAGCTAGTGTACTAGAAACATTTGAACTATACGGATGTTATTTAGAAAGCACTAACTATAATTCACTTAACTATGCTACATCAGATGTAGTTACAGTGGCACTAACAATCCGTTATGATAACGCAATCCAGAGCCCACAGGGTACTGGCATTGGTACAGCAGTTGGTAGAACAATCAACACAGCTATTACAGGTGGCGGCGCAATCTAAAGCGACTAATATTATTAAATTGAGGGGCTTAATTGTCCCTTTTTTTATGATCTAATTATCTACGTAGTTAACAGAAAAGGCTAAATATTAGTATGAGCTTCTTAAACGGTTTTTTAGACAATTTAGCATCGGGTGCGTTAAACCCTAAAGGTACACTGGGCGACTTTCAACATGCCGCACGTATGTTTGTTGACGATAGTCACAGACTAACACCTAAAGTAAAGTTTCTTTACCACGTTACCTTTAATATTAATCCAGATGTAACAGCAGTAATTCCGCAACTTAGACAAAAGCATATGAATGAACTTAATATGCTTGTTAAGACAGCGCAGTTACCTGCATATAATATTCAAACAGACATAAAACATCAATACAACAGAAAGCGTGTTGTACAAAAACGTATTGATTATCAACCAGTTAATATTAGTTTTCACGATGATAACTTTGGTGTTACTACAGCAATGTGGGAAGCATACTATAGGTATTACTATAGAGATGGCAACTATGCTAGTGTTGGGCCTGCTGGTGCTATTGAACCAACAAACATTCAATTTGATAGAGGAAATTCTATCAACGGTGCCCAGTATAGATACGGACTTGATAATGATAGTTATAAGCCGTTTTTTACTAGTATTACTATTAGCCAACTAGCCAGAAAAACTTATACTTCATTTACACTAATTAATCCTATGATAAGTTCTTGGCAACATGACACAATGGATCATAGTGCAAGTGACTTAGTGCAAAGTCAAATGACTTTAGATTACGAAACTGTGCATATGAGCAGAGGCCCAATTGGAGTAAATGGTCCTAAGGGATTTGCAGAAGAGCATTATGATAAAACACCAAGTCCTATTTCATTAGCAGGCGGTGGTGCATCAGCATTACTAGGCGGTAGCGGAGTACTTGCCGGCGGCATGGGAGTACTGGGACAAATTACAAGTGGCACAGCAAACTTTGGGACTGTACTACAAGCCGCAAACGTATTTAGAAACGCAGGCGGGCTAACACGAAGTGGTATTGGGCAAGAATTAATTGGAAGCGCAATAGGACAAATTGGACAATCAGCTGGCATTGATACCAGTGGTGTAGCAGGCATAGCATTTCCTAAAGGCGGTAGCGGCGGTGATATTTCTACACTGGCATCTGCGGCAGTTGTAGTAGGTGCATCAAACTATGTACAACAAAATGGCGGAGTAGGTGCAGTCTTTAGTAAGGCTACTAATGCCGTACAAAATGCGTTTAGTGGGCCAAATGTAATGGGTGGAGAAGGAGAATAATATGTCATTAAATTTACCAAAGTCGATCTCTAACAAAGAAGAAGATGTTAAACGCTATTTCAACACGTACTATCAAAAGCAATTAGCTTATCCTAGTAACGAAGTTGATGCTGTAATTGGTTTTTTAGAATCAAAAGGGTTTGGTACTAGTGCCGCACAGTCAACTGGAGCAGTATTATTACAACAAGCAAAAATTGATAACATAAAAGTATTTGAATTATTAGATACTCTTAAAGGATTAGAAAAACTACAGCTAAGTTATGCTGTTGCTTCTGTTATTAATTTTAATAGAGAGAAAATTAGCACTATGGGATTTAGAGTCGATAACACAGCTAGTGCAGTAGAATCAAGAAACATAATGGGGTAACCCATGGCACGCAAATATGCATCCGGTAAATTTACTCCTAAACATGCAGAAAAATACGTAGGCAAAAAATCACCAACTTATCGTAGTAGTTGGGAGTTTCATTTTATGAAATTTTGTGATGAAAATCCTGCTATACAAGCATGGGCCAGTGAAGCAGTAAAAATTCCTTATAGAAATCCATTAACAGGACGTCACACTATTTACGTACCTGACTTTTTCATACAATATAAAACTAAAAAAGGTAAAAATATGGTTGAGCTTATAGAAGTAAAACCTGATAACCAAACTACTATGGAAAATGCTGGTAAATCAAAACACAATCAAGCACACGCTATTTTAAATGCCGCCAAATGGGAAGCCGCAAGGGCATACTGTAAGTCTAAAGGCATTAGTTTTAGAGTTATTACAGAAAAGGACATGTTCCATCAAGGAAAACGATAAATAATAGTAGCAGTTAATGTGAGAGTATAATGACAAAGAAATTAGAAGAACTCCTAGACTTGCCTGATAGTAAAGACATTATCAAGGAAGATAAGAAAAAAGACAAAAAAGAAGTAATTGAACTCCAGAATGAAACTCTTAGAGACATTGCAGAGTTTGACAAAATTGCAGGTGCATTACCAGCTGTAAAAGGCCTTGGCGAAATGGCTGATAAAGAGCTAAATGAAATTGCACAAAAGGCTATGGATGCATATGATGATCTAATGGATCTAGGAATGAATGTTGAAAGTCGTTATAGCGGCAGAGTTTTTGAAGTTGCAGGCGGAATGTTGAAGACTAGTTTGGATGCTAAGGTAGCAAAGCTAGATAAAAAACTAAAAATGATTGACTTACAGCTCAAAAAAGAAAAAATGGACAAGGATGGCAAGGCTCCAGGTGAGGGTGATGTACTTAATGGTGAAGGGTATATTGTAACAGATCGGAACAGTTTACTTGAAAAACTAAAGAATATGGATAAATAATTTTATAAGGACGGATCATTATGTTTAACAAATATCTAACAGAAGCAAAAAAAGTATATGAATTTTCAATTGGCGTAGCAGGCGAGTTACCTGAGGGCTTTGAAGATACCATGGAAACTGCACTACAAAAATTCAGTGTAAACTCTCTTGGTGCAGGAAAGAAAACCCCAATACAAGAAAAACCACTAGATTTTCCACAACTACAAAATTGCGAAGTTACTTACTGGGAAGCGGGATTAAACTATCCAAGTACGCCAGAAGTACTATCGGAATATTTGTCAATGTGTTGCACTTTAGATAGAGCAATGGTTATTGTAAGAACAAAGAATGATCCAAGAATCGCATATCAAGAAATTGACGATGAAACGCCATATGTTAGTAAACTAGAAACAGAAGACATGGGCGGCGATCCAAATGCTCAAGAACAAGTAGGTTCAAATAGAGTTATGGAACTACTAAAAGAACTTGAAAGTACACGCTCAGGAAGAGCTGATCCAATACAAGATGTTAAGCCTGGCGAAGGTAAAGACATTACTGATAAAGAAAATACTGTTTCACCAGTAGGGAGTAAATAATGAACATTAAAGACATGATTGCTAAAATGGATGCTATTGACGCACCTAGCAAAAAACAAGAACTAACAGAATCTGCATCAATGAACATCTCAATGACAGCAGATGACGCAGGACAAGTTGGTCAGCTTATGGCAATGATGCGTAACGCTGGCATGGACGCAAAGCCAGTAGATGCAATGCATTCACTTAATCCAAGAGCAGACATTGAAAAATTTAGAGCAACCGTAGACGGTGCAAATGATGATCCGGGTATTCCAGGACAAGACAATGTACCAGGTGACCAAGATCTACAAGCAGGCGTACTAGGAACACTAGCAGGCGGTGCCGCAGGAGCGGCGGGTGCAGACGCACTGGATACAGCAACAGGCGGAGTAGCTTCGACTGCAACAGGTGCTATGGGTGCAAAAGCAGGTGCGGCACTAGGAAGTTTGGCTGGCCCAGCTGGCGCGGCAATCGGCGGAGCATTAGGTGGCATTGCAGGTAAAATGGCTCCAAAAGTAGCAGGCGCGGCAATCGGCGGAGCATTAGGTGATAAAGTTACTGGCGAAGAAACTGAAGACTATGCTAACGCACCAGATGAGCAGTACGGTGATGTAAGTGACGTAATTAGAGGCGGCACAGATCTTAACAAATCTAAGAAATCACATGCACCAGTAGCAGGTGGAGACAATCCAATGGCACTGGCAAGTAAGATTAAAGAAGAGCTTTCTACATTATACAAAGAGTACACAGGCGAATCTATTGTTAAAGAAGGCAGTGTAAAAGCCATGATGCAGGATTGCGAAGAAGGCATGAGCAAAGCAGAATTTGAGAAGAAATACCCCGGCGCAGACTATGCTGAGGTTAAGCAAGACATTAAAGATAACGCTGAGGAGAATAACTAATGGCTGGTCAAACAAGAGTACACGGTTCGGGGCTATCAGTTGCCGCAACAGTTTTTAGCCAAGGCGCAACTGCATTTAAAATTATAGTTAAAATTGCAAACGGTACAGCAGTTGATCTAAGAGCAGAAGATGATGCATTAGATGAAACAGTAGAGCAAATTTGTAAAGAAATTAATCCATTAATTTATATGGTTACTAATGACAACAGTGGTATAATGACTGTGGTATGTGATTCAAATGCAACTGCTGGTGATTTACAAGCACGTATTAGACTAATTGGTAAAGCGGCAAACTATCCAACTAGCACAGTAACAGCAGTTGGACCAAATACAATTGACACTAGTGGGTCACTAGTAACAGCGGCCGCAACACTAACAGCAACATAACAATTACAAATAGTAGTATTATTTCAATAGAGCCTCCGGGCTCTATTTTTTTGAGTAAATAGTAGTATGAGTACATCATTAGACGGCGTCTTAATCAAGAAGGCGAATAAAACAGAAACATTTACGGATGCACAAGTTGAAGACTTAATGAAATGTATGGATCCTGTTAACGGATACATGCACTTTGCTAGAAAGTTTTCTTTTATTCAGCATCCTGTAAAAGGTAAACTATTGTTTGATCCATTTGAGTACCAAACACGACTACTTAAATCTTATCACGATCATAGATTTAATGTTAACATGTTACCAAGACAAACAGGAAAGACTACTACTGCCGCAATATACCTTGCTTGGTATGCAATGTTTTTTGCAGATCAAACTATTCTAATTGCCGCACACAAGTACACAGGCGCACAAGAAATTATGCAACGTATTAGGTATGTATACGAAAGTTGTCCAGACCATATACGTGCAGGTGTTACAAACTACAACAAAGGTAGTATGGAATTTGAAAACGGTTCTCGTATTGTTAGTGCTACCACAACAGGTAATACAGGACGTGGTATGTCCATATCATTACTATACTGTGACGAGTTTGCATTTGTTAATCCAAACATTGCAGAAGAATTTTGGACATCAATATCGCCTACACTAGCAACAGGTGGCCGCGCTATTATTACAAGTACACCAAACAGTGATGAAGATACATTTGCTATTATCTGGAAAGAATCGCAAAACAAGTTTGATGCACACGGTAACGAAGGCAACATCGGCTCAAACGGATTTCATGGATTTACCTGTAGTTGGGACGAGCATCCAGATAGAGACGAAGAATGGAAGCGTAACGAAATTGGTCGAATTGGTGAAGAAAAGTTCCGTCGTGAGTATGGCTGTGAATTCCTTGTATTCGACGAAACATTAATTAATAGTATTAAGTTAGCATCAATGGAATCAACTACTCCTATATTAAATATGGGGCAAACACGTTGGTTTGGAAAGCCTACTCCTGATGAAAATTATGCAGTAGCACTAGATC